ATAATGTTCTCAGCAACTTACTTTACAGATTAATTATGTTAGAAAAAACACTAAAATACACAGCAGTAGATATAGCAGAAAATGGCAACGCTTCTGTTAGATTAACAACTATAGTTACTGATGACGGAGTAGAGATCTCTAAATCTCATTATAGACAAGTATATACTCCTAATGACAGTATAGAAGACCTACCATCCCATGTATCAGGATCTATAGCAGCATATAGAGCTGGTTTATAAACTTACGTTGTAGTTGCTCTTTAAAAATATATTTACTATATTAAAGAATAATTGTAAATTATAACGTTATATAAATTAAATTAAGCTATGGCTGAATCAATTAGATTAGAACAACAAGAACTGGATTATATTGCTGAAGTACAGCAAGTATCTCAAAACATTGTTGTCGAATATGGTAGTATCGAATTATCAAGAAAGGCTTTACAGGCACGTGTAGATCGTGCAGATGAAGCATTAGAAACTCTTCGTCAAAACGAAAGAGACTTAATCGCAAGTCTAGAAAATAAGTACGGTTCTGGTACTTTAGACCTGCAGCAAGGAATCTTCACTCCCTCAGAAGATGCTCCTGCCCCATCCCCGGCAGAAGAGACAGAAGAGGAAGAGGTAACCGAAGAGGAAGTAGCAGAGCAAGCTACGGACGAAGAGGAATAGAAGAAAGAGACTGGTCTGCCCATTTTAGGGCGGACCTTCTCGATTGGTGGTTTAGGTTTTTGGGTTCTATTTATTTAAGAATCTTTCCGTACTATTAACCGATCGTTTGGAAGATTAAAACATATTTATATATAAGAATCTCGAAGAATTAAACAAACCCTAACATGGCAGAAACAATTATCTCCCCCGGTGTATTTGCAAGAGAGAACGATTTATCTTTTGTTACACCCGCACCCGCCGAAGCCGGTACAGCTTTTATCGGCCCTACTGTTAAAGGACCTGTTGAGATCCCAACTGTAGTTACTTCTTATGGACAATATCAAAGATTGTTCGGTTCTACTTTTGAATCAGGCTCAACTAAACAAGAATTTTTAACTTCAATAGCAGTTCGTAACTTCTTTAGCCAAGGTGGTTCTACTGCATTGGTGACCCGTGTAGTTAACGGCTCCTTTACCCGTGCTACTTCAACACATATCTCTTCATCTGCTAAAGACAGTTCTCAACCATTTACACTTCAGACTTTAGGTGAGGGTACTATATTCAATAACTCTACCGGAGTTGACGATCCAGGAGCTCTTAATTCAGACGGTTCTTTAGTTTCTGGATCAGCAGATAACTTAAGATGGGAAGTTTCAAACATTAATAACGCTAAAGGTACTTTTACACTATCGGTGAGAGGTGGAAATGATAGTACAAAAGAAAAAGTAGTATTAGAGACTTTCTCTAACCTATCTTTAGATCCAAATTCTGCAAACTTTATATCAGCCAGAATTGGTGACCAAGTTCAAACAATTTCGGTTACTGGTAACGATGCCTACGTACAGTTAACCGGTTCTTATGCCAACCGTTCTAACTACATTAGAGTTGCTTCTGTAGATCTACAAACTCTTAACTATCTAGGAAATGACGGAGCTACTGTTAACACCGATTCTGATGGAGTTTCTTACAGTGGATCTTTACCTATAGTTGGTTCTGGTTCTTTCCACGGTGCTACCGGTGATATTGTAGCAGGTGGGGATGTTTATTATAACGGCTTTAGTAGTGCAGCTAACATACAGGGATTAGCTAATACTGACTACAATGACGTACTTACCCTACTTACAAACAAAGACGACTACCAGTTCAACGTAATAGTAGCACCCGGTCTTCACTCCAACCAACATAACCAGACAGTTAATACATTAGTTTCATTAGCTGAATCTCGTGGAGATTGTATTGCAGTAATCGACACATCAGATATGGGACTTAATCCATCCGATGTTGTAGGATATGCAAACGGAGTAAATAGTTCGTATGCTGCTACTTACTACCCTAACGTGCAAGTAACTACTGAAACAGGTAGAAATCAATTTGTTCCACCATCAGTAGTAATACCAGGCGTTTATGCTGCTAACGATAACAGTTCAGCTCCTTGGTTTGCACCTGCAGGTTTAGTAAGAGGTGGTATTCCTGGAGTAATTCAAGCAGAAAGAAAGCTAACTAAGACTCAACGTGATACATTATACGATGCTAACGTTAACCCAATAGCTACTTTCCCAGGAACAGGTATTGCAGTATTCGGTCAGAAGACCTTACAGAAAAAAGCAACAGCTTTAGATCGAGTAAATGTAAGAAGATTGTTGATCGAATTGAAGAAGTTCTTCGGCGATCAAGCAAGAAACTTAGTATTCGAACAGAATACAATTGCAACAAGAAACAGATTCTTATCAGCTGTTAACCCTTACTTAGAATCAGTAGTACAGCGTCAAGGTTTATATGCCTTCAGAGTAGTAATGGATGATTCAAACAATACAGCCGACGTAATCGATAGAAATCAACTTGTTGGTCAGGTATTTATACAACCGGCTAAAACTGCCGAGTTCATAGTACTAGACTTTTCTATCGAACCTACAGGAGCAAGTTTCGCAGTATAATTTTTAACTAAGATATTTATATCAAAATACAAGTAATATGGCAGTATTAGACGCAAACGAAATCATGTTTAAAGCTTTTGAACCAAAAGTTCAAAATCGCTTCATTATGTACTTCGAAGACATTCCATCATTCATGGTTAAGGCAGCTTCAGCTCCTTCTTTCTCTGATGAACCTATCAAACTAGATCATATTAACAGCTATAGAAAGATTAGAGGAAAGAGAGAGTGGAACGACTTAACCCTAACTCTTTATGATCCGATAACTCCTTCAGGAGCTCAAGCAGTAATGGAGTGGGCTAGATTAGGATACGAGTCTGTAACAGGACGTGCTGGTTACTCTGATTTTTATAAAAAAGATGTTACTCTAAACCAATTAGGCCCTGTTGGCGATATAGTTGGTGAGTGGATAATTAAAGGCGCATTCGTTACTGAAGCTAATTTTGGCGAGTATGACTGGTCAAATAGCGAGGTAGTAGATATAAGTGTAACTATAGCAATGGACTATTGCGTACTTAATTACTAAAATTTTACTAGTAAAATATAATCTTATAAAGAGAGCTTGATAGGAATATCGAGCTTTTCTTTTTTTAAAAAGTTTATATTTATAATAAACGAGTTTTAACTAATACAAAATAATGGAAAAGAAGTTTGATTTCCCAACTGAAGTTGTAGAACTACCCACAAAGGGTCTGTTATATCCTGAAGATTCTCCACTATCCTCTGGTACTATCGAAATGAAGTACATGACGGCTAAAGAAGAAGATATACTTACCAACATTAATTACTTACAGCAAGGCATAGTAATAGACAAACTGTTACAATCACTTATAGTATCAGATGTAGAATATGATGATCTTTTAATTGGTGATAAGAATGCACTTCTTATAGCCGCAAGAGTATTAGGTTACGGTAAAGATTACGATATTAATTACGGTGGAGAAAAGGTTACTGTAGACCTATCTAAGTTAGAAAATAAAAAATTAGATAAAAAACTATTTAAAAAAGGAGTAAATGAGTTTGAATTTACCCTACCAACCTCAGGCGTCCTAGTTAAGTTTAAATTCTTAACCCACAAAGACGAAAAAGAAATAAATCAAGAAATTAAAGGTTTACAGAAAATAGACAAAGATAGTAATCCAGAAAATAGTACTCGTTTAAAGTTTATGATTACTGAAGTAGACGGCGATTCCAAAAAAGGAACTATCCGTAAATTTGTAGATAATTATTTCCTTGCTCGTGATTCTAGAGCCTTCCGTGCCTACGTTTCTTCTATTCAACCAGACGTTGATCTTACTTTCTATCCGGAGGGAGGCCCGGAAGGAGGTGTTGAAATCCCAATAGGGATTAGCTTTCTTTGGCCTGACGCCGGAATATAGAAAATTAGTTTTCGATCAAGTACATTCTATTGTTTTTCACGGTAATGGCGGTTACGACTGGTATACAGTTTATAACATGCCTATTTGGTTAAGAAAATTTACTATTCAGAGTATAAACGAATACCATAAAAATCAAGCAGAAGAGATGAAAAAGGTTCGTGCTAAAGGTACTCCCCTCACTCCTAAGGGTCCGGCTATAAAAAAGCCCACTTATAGTACAAAGGCTCGTAAATAATACTGGCCTTAACTATTTATACATATAATTAGAATAGTACTATGGAACAATTTGAAGAATTTCTAAAAAAATTTACTGGTAAAGAAAGAGAGCAAGTAACTAAATTTCTTGAAGATTTAACTACGTATGGAGTTAGATTTGGTGAAGCTATTCGCCGAGCAAATGAAGAATTTAATGGTACCGGTATAAAAGTTAGAGATATCTCTAATAGTATACAAGGCATATTGACCGATCTAGAATCACAAGGTAGATTAGCAAGAGAAGGTACTAAGAGTTTTAGAAAACTTGAAAGTATTGTAACAAAAATACAAGATGATCAATTAGGAATTTATGAACTATCTCTTAAAGAGATAAGAGCTACAAAAGCTAAAACTCAATCTGAACTTAAACGCTTAGAATTAATTGGTCAAAAGATAGAACAAAAGCAAAAAGAACGAAAAAAACTAACCAGTCAAGAAAAAGAAATTCTTGGTTCCTATAAAGAACAACTGGAAAATCAAAAGGCTATAGTTACGATTTTAGAAGCAAGAGAAAAACAAGAAAGTAATATAGCAAGAACGACTGGTTTGACCGGTGCAGCATTAAAAAATCTCAATAAGTTAGGTGTTAGAGCGTTAGGTGGACTTGGAATAAATATAGGTGCTCTAGATGAACTTTTTGAACAGGCTAGTACTAAAGCTGAAGATCTTGCTAAATCCTTCGAAGATACTGAAAATGAGTCTTATGAGTCATATAAAAATATGTCTGATTTTGAAAAACAGACACTAATACTTAAAGAGGTACTTCCTGACATCGGTAAAGGATTGAAAAAAGTACTTACAGACCCATTAGCCATCTCGTTACTTTTTATTGTAAAGATAGCACAAGCTTTTGGGGAAGTAAACAAAGCAAGTGTAGAAGCACAAAGACTCACAGGACAAAACTCAGTACTCCAGGCCAGTCTTAACGATAGGTTAATAACATCTGTCGAGTATCTAAAGACGATTTCTTCCCTTACTGAGCAAATAGGTATTAATGCTAATAACGCTTTTAGTGGAGATGTTATTGCTGGTGCAGCCGAAATACAGAAATTGATGGGGCTCACAGCCGAGCAGGCCGGAACTTTAGCAATACTCACTCAAACAACTTCAAAAGATTTCGACTCGGTTAAAAACACTTTAGTAGACTCCGTAAGTGCTTTTAACAGGTCTAACAGAGCTGCAGTCTCCCAGGCAGTTGTCCTCCGAGACGTAGCCAGTACCTCAGAGGACATTTTAGTATCATTTAATAATCAACCAGGGGCGTTAGCACGAGCAGCAGCCTCAGCTAGAAAATTAGGATTAGATTTAGCCAAAATAGATGAAGTTGCTAATTCTTTGTTAGATTTTGAATCTTCTATAAGTAACGAATTGCAAGCGCAACTTATTACCGGTAAGACTATAAATTTAGAAAAAGCTAGAGAATTCGCTTTGGCAAATGATTTGGAAGGGTTAAGTAACGAGTTATTTAAAAATAGTGCTAGTATTGCCGAATTTAGTTCTATGAATAGAATTCAACAAGAGGCTCAAGCACAAGCACTTGGCTTAAGTAGACAGGAACTAGCTAAAATAGCTCTACAGCAGAGTATTAATTTAGGTATATCAAACAAAGCTTTAGAAGCAGCAGCAGGTGTTACTGCGGAAGATTTAGAAAGATTATCAGTACAAGAGCAACTAAAAACTGCTATTGATAAGATAGCAACAGCATTAGTAGGCCCTGCAGAACTGTTTGCTTCCATAGCAGATAATACTTTGGTAATTAACACTATTATGACAGCCTTAGCAGCTACTACTATGAGGAGACTCTACGTAGGAGTGGCAGCATTAACATCGGAATTAATAGCTGCTGGTGGTGCTTCTGCATTAATAGGGGTAGGGCTAAGAGGTCTAGTTGGGTTAGCTGCTTTAGGTACTGCAGCTGTAGTTATACCCTCAATATTAAGACAAGTAACTAAAGTAGATGACGGCATTATTGGACCTGACGGAGGACTAGTAGTTTCTGGTCCCAAAGGTTCTTATCAACTAAACTCAGGAGACAGTGTAGTAGCAGGAACTAACTTAGGAGGAACCCCATCCTGGGCTAGAGAACTCATATCTGCCTTTAGAGAAGGTAGAGATGTTTATATGGACGGAAATAAAGTAAGTCAACAGCTGGCTATAGGAAGCTTCAAAAGCGCATAACTTTAATATTTATAATAAAAAACAATGGCACTATTAGATAGATTAGGAGAAACGCAATTAGGTCTAGGAGGGGTAAGACCTGTTAATTTACCTAGCAGTAAAAATACCTCTAAAACCCATGCTATAGACCCAGTCCACGGTAAGAGAGGAGATGAGAAAGTTTCTTTCGATTCTAAGTACGATAGAGATGGTGAAACTCCTAAAACTTTATCTTTTTCTTTAGGTACCTCAAATACGCATGTTAATGATCCTGACGCAGTGGCTAACCCACAATTCGTACACCAAGTTACTCCAAGAAGTACGGTATTGAATAGACGTACTAATAACACAATATCATTTGATTCTAAATACGATCTTGACGGGAAAACACCTGAAATTAGCCCTTTTGCATCTAGAACTTCTCCTACACACGTTATAGACCCTGACGCTATAAAAGATATTCAAAACGATCCAATACTTGGAAAAAATACTAAAATTCAAAAATGGATGCAAGGTATTAGAAGAGCTAATAATATTCTTGTAGCTCAATCTAATTTTGATTTAGACGGAAAAACTCCTTCTAAACTTTCATCTGCTTTTAGAAATTCTAACACCCACGTTGAAGATCCTAATGCTAAGGATCCTACCGATGTTAATTTAAGTAGAGAACAAGTACTAGCCAACCGTAAAAATAATGTACTTAAAGCTAAGTCTGATTTCGATCTAGACGGTAAAACTCCAAGTACTCTTTCTTCTGCTTTTAGAAGCTCTAACACTCATGTTAATGATCCTAATGCTAATGATCCTACCGATGTTAATTTAACTAGGGAACAAGTACTAGCCAACCGTACGAATAATGTACTTAAAGCTCAATCTAATTTTGATTTAGACGGTAAAACTCCAAGTACTCTTTCTTCTGCTTTTAGAACTTCCAATACTCATGTTAATGATCCTAATGCTAATGATCCTACCGATGTTACTTTAACTAGGGAACAAGTACTAGCCAACCGTACGAATAATGTACTTAAAGCTCAATCTAATTTTGATTTAGACGGCAAAACTCCAAGTACACTTCCTTCTGCTTTTGGAACTTCCAATACTCATGTCAATGATCCTAATGCAACTATTGGAGAATTAGTTTTTCAAGATACTTCAAGAAATACA